TTCTTTTGTAGGTGACTCCACCAAACTGCCAGGAAACTTGGTTATTTCAACTGATTCTGCCACGTTTTTACCCCTTATAAATAGATATATTATTAATTAACATATAGAGTATTTATAATGGCTTATAGAGGGAAATATACAATTAAACGTAAAGATAAATATCTGGGTGATGCATCCAGTGTAGTTTATCGTTCATTATGGGAAAGACAGGCATTTAAGTGGTGTGAAAGTAATCCTAAAGTAAAAAGATGGAATAGTGAAGAGATAGTTATTCCCTATAAGTGTAAGACCGATAACAAGCTGCACAGATATTATGTAGACTTACTAATAGAATTAGACAATAAAGAAATCATATTGGTTGAAATTAAACCAAAGAAAGAAACATCACCCCCAAAGAAGCCCTCTCGTAAAACTAAAAGATATATTAATGAGGTTATGACATACATTAAGAATCAATCTAAATGGGAAGCAGCACAACAATATGCAGACCATAAAGGTTGGAAGTTTCAAGTATGGACCGAAGATACTTTAGGCAATCTAGGTATCAAACTACTGAAAAGTTGATATAAATACTTATACAGGAGAAAAACTTTATGGCATCATTATTCGATACATTACAGGCTCAGGCATTTAGGGCTGGCATAACTGCTCGAACTAAAAAGTCTCAGAAGTGGTTTCGTGATAAAATTGAAGATATGAAGGCACCTGACAGAAGGGCTTTATTAAAAGATGATGCACTAGAACCTACTACAAGAGAATTAAGAGGTTCAATGTATATGTATTTCTATGACCCTAAACATAAAAAGACTTTGCCTTATTATGATAGATTCCCTTTAGTTCTTTTAATAGAACAAAGAAAGGGTGGGTTCTTAGGATTAAATTTACATTACCTAAGACCCGATATCCGTGCAAAGTTTTTAGATGAATTGATGAAACTATCTCCAGGAAAAATTACTGATAAATCAAGATTAATGAAAGCACGTTATGATTTAATTTCTAGTACTAGGAAATATAAAGAGTTCAGACCGTGTCTTAAAATGTATCTGAGTAATCATGTTAAATCAAGAATGGTAAGAGTACCGATGAGTGAATGGGAAATAGCAATATTCTTACCAACAGAACAATTTAAGAAGAGTCAGAAGTCCAAGATATGGGCAGATTCAATTAAAATAGCGAGACAGACATAAATGAATATAGATAAATTAAAATCTACAATAGGTAAACGTGGTGGTCTTGCAAAGGCAAATAGATTTAAAGTTATGTTTACACCACCACAACAGAGTTTATTTAATATAGACCCACAGGCAATCTTTACTAGTTTAATCTCTGGTGAAGGAATTAATGCAAAAAGTCTTATTAATGACCCTCGTGACATATCAATGTTATGTACCTCAGCTAATATTCCAGGCAGGTCTTTTAGTACTGATGAGATTCAAATGCATAAACAAGCAGTGAAAATGGTTTATGGTTTTATTGATGAAGATATTGAAATGACCTTCTTACTTACAAATGATATGTATATGAAGAAGATGTTTGATGATTGGTCACAAGCTATTATCAATGACCAAACATATACTTTAAGCTACAAGAATGAATATACAACCGATGTTGTTATTCAACAATTAAATATGGATAATAAAGTTGTCTATGGAGCAAAATTAGAAAATGCTTACCCAATAACTATTTCTCCAATTGAATATTCGAATGATTCGGAAGATATTGGAAGTTTTACGGTATCATTTTCATATGATAAATATAAACTAGAAGGTTCAGTTGAATCCGGATTATCTGGAATCAGTACTGCACTAGATGTATTAACATAATTATATTATAGGAGAATAAAATATTATGGCACTACCAATTGTAAATTCCTCAAGGTATGAGGTAACAATTCCAAGTATGAATGTGAAGGTTCAATATCGACCATTCTTAGTAAAAGAAGAAAAGATATTAATGGTTGCATTAGAATCTAAAGATGAGGCTCTCATAGTTAGGTCATTAAAGGACGTTATTCGTTCTTGTGTATATGATGATATAGCAGTAAATGATTTAACAACCTTTGATTTAGAATTCTTATTCTTAAAATTAAGAGCTAAATCAGTAGGAGAATCAGTAGAATTAAAATTTACTTGTGAGGCTAAAGATTGTGGTCACACAATTCCAGTTAATCTTAATTTAGAAGAGATTGAACTGAAAGGTTTAGATTTAGATAGAATAGTAATGGTAACCGAAGAGGTGGGAGTTCAGTTTAACTATCCCTCATTAGATGTACTAGAAGAAGTAAGCATCAAGCCAGACTCATCTAATGACGAGCAATTAGATGCTACTATGAAGCTTATTGCATCGGCAGTTAGTAATATATTTGATGAAGATAATGTATATCCAGCATCAGATAGTACATTAGAAGAGATTGAAAACTTTTTTAATGAACTTAACTCGGAACAGTTTAAAAAGGTTGCAGAGTGGTTTAGTAATTTACCATATCTGCAAAAAGATATAGAATATAAATGTGGTAAATGTGGACACGAACATGAGATGGAGTTAAGAGGTCTCCAAAGTTTTTTTACTTAGGCCTATCCCATGATTCGTTGGTGAATCATTATAAAACTAACTTTGCTATGATGCAACATCATAAGTATAGTTTAACTGAATTAGATAATATGATACCATGGGAAAGGGAAATATATGTGGCTTTATTACAGAATCATATCAAAGAAGAGAATGATAGAATAAAAGCACAAAATAAGAAACACGGGGGAATGTAATGGAAGAAGAAATTAAATCAAGTGGACATCATCCAGCAGACGTTAATGGTGATGGATATGTCACACCTGATGAACAGAAAATGTATTTAGAGTTTAAAAGAAAAGAACTTGAAGATGCAGATGCAATGCGAGATGCCCAAAGAAAAATGGCATGGTTTGCTCTCGGTGGTATGTTACTATATCCATTTGCAGTTGTATTGGCAGTTCTTCTTGGATTAGATTCAGCAAGTAAAATTCTCGGAGATATGGCAGCGACATACTTCGTTGCAGTTGCAGGTATTGTAGCGGCATTCTTCGGGTCACAAGCATTCGGGAATAAGAAATAATAGGATTAATCTAATGGCTGATAATAAAAAATTAAGAGAAAAGAATAAAAAGGATGCTGCTGCAGTAAAGAAAAAGCAACAAGATTACCAAAATGAAAGAAAAGGTAGGATGGTTCAGGTTGCTGAAGCACATAAATCTCTCTTAGAAAGAGCCAATAAAGCCATACAAGATGGTAACAGTGAACAAGCTAAAGGTTTAAAAGAAAGAGCTTCACATTTTGCAAAAGTTCTTAATGGTGAGGGTCGTCAACTTAGTAATGATTACCTAAAAAATATACTAGATGCTTCAGAACAACAAGACCTAGACTCAAAACAAAATTTAGATGCAGTCAGACAGGCAATCGAAAAACAAACTGCTGAAGATATTAAAGCAACAAGGAAGGCAGAAGCAATTGCAAATGCCGCACCTCTATCTAAAAGTCTTTCAAGTCTTTCAGAAGAGATTGCTCTTGCAAATGCAGCCGAAGTAGCCAGAGAAAAACTGGGTGATAATACTATGGGCAAAAGACTAAATGACTTAGGAAGTGTATTTGGTAAAGCCGCAAGTGTGGCTGATGTAAAAAGAGCCGAGGAATTAAAAGAACAATATGCAAAAGTTGCAGAAGCACTAGAAACTGCCACAGCTGGTGGTAATGAAGAAGAGATAGCATTAGCACAACAACAGGTCGATGCACTAGATGATACAGTTTCATCTGAAGAACAAAGAAGAGAACAAAGTAAAAAATCAGATGCAGCCAATAGTACATTAGAAAAGATTAGGGGTGGTGTTGAAGGTTTTAATAGTAAGTTAGGTGATATGGCAAAAGGTGGTGGTTTCGTTGCAGGTCTTGCTGGTATAGTTCTGGCACTCTTTAGTCCAGAAACTTTTGTTAAGATAGTAAATACTGCAATTGAAAAGGTTATGGTAATAGTTGACTTTATCAAAGACCTTTTCGAACAAGATTTTGCTGGTTCATTCGAAACCTTTAAAGAAAATTTAGGACTCTTTGCAGCAATAGCAGGTGGTATCTTACTCTACTTTGGCCCGGCTCTAATAGGTGGTATCATTTCTGTAGTAAAGGTAGTTAAGACAGTAGGACTCTTTATGAAACTAACCATGTTCCCTGCAATAACTACTATGTTTGCTACAATATCAAGTGCGTTTACTGGCATGATGGCTGGATTAAGTCCAATGATAGTAGCACTTGGACCGATACCACTCATCATTGCAGGTGCCGTCGCAGCTATTGGAGTAATACTCTACGGATTTGAAAAATTAAGAGAGAGTTTAGGACCAGGTGCAAGTATTATAGATACATTAAAAGTAGCTATGTTATATTTTGTTGACTTCTTAGCAATGATTGTTAACGGTATTACCTTTATACCTAGAAAAATGATAAGTTTCTTAGGTAAGAGAGCTGCAGGGTGGATATTAGGAGATGATTTCGATACATCAGCATTGGATGCTATAGGTGATGGCCTTGATACAGGAAGAGGTAGAAGAGCAGCTGATGAGATAAGAAAGAAAAATGAAGAGGCTGCAGCACAGAAAAAATTAGAAGAATCAAGGGAAAAAACAACTGGAGATACTTCAACATCTATAGATGAAGGAGCATTAGGTTTTAATTCAGCAGAGGCCACTGCCGCATATGAAGCCGCAATGGCTCAAGTTAATTCAGGTAAAATGTCTGGCACTACTCAAGTTAATGCAGCACAATCGTCTACTATTAATTCTTCAAACGTTGTTCATGTAAATACTGATGGGGCCCAATCTTCACGAGCCCTTCAACTTCCTGCTCTAGGATAATAAACAAAAAAAGGGACCCCGAAGGGTCCCAAAGTTCCATTTATAATTATTAATTATTAGGAATCATTTGCAAGTTTTGCAAAGTATGATAGTGTATCATCATCACCACTAGAAGAACTTTCTACAGCAGGAGCCGCTTCTGCAGTCTGCATAGTTGGTGCTTCCATGACATCTGATACTACTGGTTCTGGCGCTGATACGTGTCCAGCATCCACCCCTAGTACTCTATTTAACTTAGTCTTCAATTCATCATAAGACTTATAGTTTTCAGGCTTAAGGAAGTCTTGAAGAGGATATAGTTTCCCATAAACATCTTCTAATCTACTCTCATCGCCATCATGTAGAGAACTTGGTGAAGCAAACTCTGACTTATCATAGTTTACCCAACCTTCTACTTTACGGATTTTAATTTTAAAGTCCGCACCTTCCCAGAAATCATAAGGATTGCATGGTGTTTCATCTTCAAAAGCAGGTTGCATAGCTTCCATAATCTTATCAAAGATTTTCTTACCAAACTTATAAAGGAATACTTTTCCTTCATTCTCTGGATTACTAGGGTCAGAAATAACGAGAACATTACTTACATAATGTAGTCTGCGCTTTCTATCTCTAGCAATAGTTTTATCTTCTTCTCTACCTGAGTTCCAGAGAACCGAGTTCATTTCTGATACTGGGTCTGGTTGACCGATAGAAGTCAAAGAGTTTTCGATATACCATAGACCATTCGGGCCTTTAAAGCCATGGTCCCAGTATCTTACCCACGGAAGGTCTTCACCTTCTGTACAAGGTAAAAATCTGACTACGGCATAACCGTTACCAGCTTTATCTCTAGTGGGTTTCCAGAATCTATCATCTCCATAAGAGTTAGATTCTTTCTTAGTGGTTGAAACTGCTTCTGCAGCCTTTACGAGTTTATCAATAGATGAGCCTCGTGAGCTCTTTAAGTTAGCAAATGACATATTTATTTCTCCGTATATTGCATTGTATTACTGAATTATCCACTTTACTCATAATATAAGTTATATTATACTACACTTTCATGCAGTTGTAAACCCTTTTCTTAATAAAATTTTACATTTATCGCCATCAAAGTTTACGAATGGGGTATATTTCTTGATTCTCCTTTTAAGGTCAGGCCACATAATAGTGTCGCTAATCTTTTTGGATTCTCTTTCCACAAACCCCAACATTGAA